CGTAAAGCGTTGTCAACTAATGTTCTAATGGAATCATAATCTCCAGCCTTAAGTAAGTCAACCGAATTTAAAAGCGCTTTTTTTAGTTGTTGGTTTTTACAAAAATTTGTAAATTCTTCTTTAACATAAGTCAAATCAGATTCATCTGATGATCTATATGCTTCTTTTAATTGTTCTTTAATAGAAAGTTGTAATACTTCATTGTCAACTCTTTTCATTTCTACTTTAAGAACATCCATTGTTGGGTTACAATGATACTTAGCGTAGTATTTTAGTACTTCATCTACAATCCATTTGTGTGCTGTGTTTGAAAAATATTCTTCTGTTAATATGTCATTAACGTTTTGTAAAAATGGTTTATCAGTCAGTAATGCTGACATGACTTTGGTTTGAAATCCAATACCATAACTTTCTAAGCTGTTGAGTGTCATAACTTTTATTTTGTTTTTGTTTTATTAATTCTATCTATCAATGTCCAGTTGTCTCGTATCCAATAATCTACATTTTTTAAAACGTTTCCTAATCCATCTTTATGATAAAATCTTAAAAATGTTTCTACATTTAATTCGTATGGAGATTCTTTTACTTGTTCTAATATATATTCTTTTTCTTGATCATCCAACATCGGATTACTTAAATTCATAATCTTATGAGCTTTTCTTAAATTGTCAAAATTTTCTAACGCTCTACAGTATATAACATGCTCCTGGAATTTAGCAGCACATGTTTCATATATTTCATCTAACGTAATTCTACCTTCACCCATTACGTCAGGAAAGTATTTTTCAAATTTATTTTGACCTAATCCTTTTACACCACCTACTTTGTCAGATTTATCTCCCATTAATGTTTTATAAATAAGGAAATTGTGTGGGTGAACACCATATTTTGTTTTAACGTCTTTAGATGTGATAAATTCTTTTTCTACAGATCGATACATTAAAATATTATCGTCTACTAATTGAAGAAAATCATTATCAGCTGAAACCAGATATACTTTATTTTTCTTGTTTTTAGTAAGATCTTTACTTAAGAAAGCTATAATATCATCTGCTTCAACTCCATCAATAGATAAAAGTTTAATAGGTAAACATTGTAAATAATGGATTAAGTGAATAATCTGATCTGTTTTAGATTCGTTTTCCTTTTCAACACTATCAAATGAATTTTTGTTAACTCGGTTAACATTTCTTCCTGATTTGTATTCAGGAAGTAAATTCTTCCTGTTTATAGAAGAACCTACTCCGTCAAATACAATATAAATTGATGTTGGTTTTAATTGTTTAACTAAAGATCCTAATGAACGTAAAAATCCACCTAAACCGCCTATGTGAATACCCTCCGCATTTATATAATTTAATACTGCAAAGTTTCTTAAGAATAGATTTAAACCATCTACTATTAGAATTCTTTCTCCAGTTTCTTCGGGGATTGGTACTGTATCTTCTTTGATCCCATCAAGAAGTTTAAGTAAATCTTTGTTGTTCATATTTTAATCTTCTGATTCTACAATATCAGTAATGTCTGCTTTTTCGTTCCACTCACTGTTGTCTTCTACAGTTTTGTAATTACCTTCTCCTAATATGCTAGCCCATTCATGTGAATGCTCTTTTTTATATTTGGCAACTTCTTTAGGGTCGTCAGGTATAAAACCATGTACTGTACTGATAACTGTGTTTTTTGTAGTGATTCCGTTTACGTGATTTTTATCACAAGCTACTTTTGTTCTTAAAGCAAACTCTACGTCTTTACCTTCTTTTTGTGCTTTAATTTTTGATGTACCACTGTTAGTGACATTACCAAAAGTTAAACATAATGAAGCATCATAATAGAATGTATTACCACCTTTATTAGTCATTCTCGGTTGTGAGAATACGTTTTCAGCTGGTGCTACTCCAGTTTTATTGATAATCAAGAACGTATTTGTATATTTACTTTCTTCTTTTCTAGATAAAATGATTCGTTGATTGATAAAATTACCAAATTGAGTTGCAATTGCTCCTGCATTCCACATTGGGTTGTTTTTACCTTGATCAATACTCATTCTACATGCAATTGAACCTACTGAATCCCATAAAAATAATAAGTCATATGGTAAGTTACCTTTTGCTTGTTCATCTAGAATATCAATAATAAAGTCAGCTACATCTTCAATTGAATTTAATTTTCCTCTATCTTTGTAAATAAAGAATCCATCATAATCAACTAAATTACCATCATTATCTTTTATTTCATTCATTTCAAAACCCATTGTTTGCCAATGCTCCCAACTGTGTTTCATTTCAGTAATAATAAGAACAGGTAATACACCCATTTTCTGAGCGGATACTGCTGCTTCTATAGACGTGGTAGTTTTTCCGGTATTGCTACCACCACGTACTATATTAATATGACCCATAGCTATTCCTGGAATCGACAATGCTTCTTGCATTGCAGGTGAAAAAGGAATCCACTTCTGTTCTTTGAACTTTACATTTCCGCCTAATGATTTCTTCTCTTTGAATTTATTTAAATCGAATTTCGATTTTAATTCTTTAGAGACTGCTTCCATTAACGAATCTTTGTCGTTTGATTTAGCCATTTTAGTTTTGGATTTTAGTCTTCGTTTTCAAATAAAGCGTCAAATTTATCTGCTTTAGATTTTTTAGCTGGGACTTTTAGTTCGTAATTTGATTTTTTAGGTGCAGGTGTTTCATCTTGATCTTCCCAAGGTAAGTCACTTTTAGCTACTGTTTTAGCTGGTGCTGCTTCTTCCTCAACTTCGTCAACTTCTTCAGTTGCATCTTCTGGATTTAACCAATTTTGAAGTAATTCCTTCATTTTGTCAAATTCAATCTTACGTTGTAATTCTAAGATATCAGGTTGAGCTTCTAACCATAATTCAATATCATTTTTACTTGCACTTAATGGAGATGTTTTTGGTTTAATACGAATTGATGATTTTAATCCTTGGCGTCCACCAATATCACCCATTACTGCTTCAACAGTAAAATCACGACCTTCATTTATATCAGTATAATCACCATAATCTTCATCATCAGCGATGCCTAATAATTGCATGTAAATTTCTTTACCAAATTCCCAAAGACGAACACCTTTGTCTTCTTCACCTCTAACAATTACTGGAGCAAAGATACGCATTTTAGGTTCTAATTTCTTAGATAACTTCCAATTTTCTTTGTCGTTTGTTTTTTGTAATTGTTTTGCGAATTCAACAATTGGATCTTTTTCACCCCAATTTGTAAGTGCATACATAGGGAATTTTGACATACCATAATGTACGAATACTTCTTTGAACGGATTGGTTTTGTCTAATTTTGATGGAACAATTCGGATTTGAAACTTACCTTCTTGTTTTGGTTTCCATAAAGACTTTGTGTAGTCTATTTTTTCTTTTGATTTGCCCTGCGACTGTAAGGCACCCAGTTTGTTTTTGATTGATTTTAAATCCATGATTTATTTTATTTTATTGTTTACTATTTAAATATACTACTTATTCTTCTGTAGGCCAAATTTAGCTATCAAAGCTCTTGAAACTGCCTTTTATCTGTAGTGTGATACTAGTTTATATGTTATAAATATGTTACGGTTTATTAATATTAAATATCTAACATTTTTAATTCTCCGTTTGAATTATATCCAAAATTTTCATCATTTACATCCTTTTTATGTTTTGAATTCCATGATATATTTTTGACTTTTTGAAGTAAAGGATAATAATTTTTAATTAAAGAATCATATAAATCACTTGGTAGTTCTTTTTGAAATTCCTCTTTTAATTTATTATCTTCTAAATTATCATATATTAATTCAGTTATATCATTATCATAGTAGTCGGGGCCTGTAATTCTAGATCTTTGAAGTAATTTAGCAATATATGGATTTTTAGGAGGAGTATCTGATGAAAGACTTTTTGCGTTATTATGTAATATTCTTTTAATTTTCCAAACTTCACTTCCAAATTTATTATCATCTAATTTTTCTAAAATTGCATAATCTTCTCCCATATCATAAACTTTAGGAAATATGTCTGGGTGTTCTGTGAAAATTTTTAGGTTATATCCGATTTCACCTCCTTCATGGTTAAACTTAATTACTTTATCATTTCCATAATTGTATATAATATGTTGTCCTCCTTCTCCATATTCTGAGCCTACTAAATTTTTATCGTAAATCTCTTTTAGTAAATTAATTAATTTAATCATGATTAAAGATCTACTATTTTAAATATCTTTGTATTCAATTGTTTAACGTCTCCGTGTTGGGTTAGCAATACACAATTTTTATAGTGTTGCCAGTCTATGCGGTAAGATGGATCAACAACGCCATTGTTTAATTTTTTAATTAAATCATTAAGTGCGTTAATTGTATATAAAGTATTTGATTCTTTTTTGCGGTGTACTAATATTGTGTTAGCGGGGATTGAACTAACGTTACCTTGCTCTACATTGTAGGTAACGACGTATTCATTAGTTGACTTAACAAAAAGCACAAACATTTTTTTATACATGATTGTATATGTAGTTGATAAATGAATAATTAGTTCATCTAATGAGTTCTGCTGCGTAAAAGTAGCATATAGTCTGTTATTCATAAAGTCACTATCAGTTGTAAAGTCATACTGATTATAAATATCGACTGAGGGTTCAAACGCGATTTGTTCCATAATATTATCTCATGTCGCCGTAATTATGGCCTTTTGTTGTTTTGGTTCGTAAATTGTATTTTGTAAATGCTTGTTGTATTTCTTCTAATATGTTATCTTCTTCACAATGATCTATTAATATTGAATCGTAAGTGTATAGTACTATTTTTGATATTTTACCTTTTAATAACATCATAATATCC